GGGTTCGTCAGAGAGACCGTCACAATACCAACTGAACTGACACATATTTTTTCTAGGTATTTCCATACCTCTGTCCAGTCCCCATTGACTAAGTACCGCCTGCTTGACGACTCCACATATAGTAGATGGGTACCTACGATCTCTTACACGATTGATAGTAACGTCAGCAACTGCGTACTGACCCGCTAGACTTTCACTTCTCGCTTCATGGTATATATTCAATGCGAGACACTCAAGATCTTTATCTTGAACTTCCGGAGGGGAGATTTCTGCCTGGGCGAGAGTAATGTAACCTATGAAACCAAGCATAGAAACTGCTATTGATAAACGTATCATACAGTTTTCCGCAACAGTTTTAGAAGTCTATCTAACTCTTTTTGTTGTTTGGGACTGGGATTAGAACCAGCCTTCGAAAGAAGGATGGCATATTCTTTAGCAATATTTGACTGGTAACTCATTATACATTCCTCAATTTATGGGAACATTATACTATAATAAGTTACTTATGTCAACTACTTTTTGGACTTCTCGGACTCAATCCACTTCTTGGCTTTAGAGTTATCTACTGGTGCCTGAGTGAATTTAGTTGCGTCACGATAAGCACGGAGAGTCTCTTTCTGGTAATCCTTTCCTTCAGAGTTATCCACAACTAGGAAGTTCTTCTTACCAAACATCGTTTGGAACTTACCGATATTGCGTTGTACTAGTTTCCAGTACTTGGTCGCTTCTTTTTCGCCAATAGTACGTTCGCGGGCCGCGTCACGTTTGACAGCAGTTTCTACATCGGTGTTTACGAAAATCATTGCGACATCGTAACCTAGTTTCTTGAGTTCTTGAGCTTGTTGGGCAATCTTCTCTGGGTCTTTACCAGTACCATCGATAACCAAACCCAGACGACCTTTGATGTACATCGTCTGTTTAACACCGGTTAGGTTCTTTGCCTTACCACGGAGTTCTTGACCTTTCACAGAGAAGATGTTGTCCGGAGACATCTCCATACCTGCCTTCTTCATGGCATTCTCGAAGGCGTCATCGGAGTTAACAACCTTATAACCCATAGAAGTCAGACCTGTCTTACCGACGATAAATGACTTACCAGAACCCGGCCCACCTGCAAGGAAGATTGCCTTGAAGATTGCTGGGTCGTTAACACCTTCGTTTAGAAATGTCTTGAACGTTTTTACCACGGTTGAGCTCTCCAAAGTTGGAGGGCAACTTCAGCAAGTTCTGCTTTGCGAGAAGGGAGCTTACCCGTTCTACCTTTGGATGCGATATACTTTTTCAGTTCCGCAACGGTCATAGCAAGGAATCTTTCTCGTTGCTCGTCGACATCCATCTTCGCAGGGCCGGTGATAACAGTTCGGGTGTTACTCCCTCTTTTGCTTAACCATACGCTAACTAAGACTGCAATGACCACAAAAAGACCAATGGCAAATGTTGTATCGTTCATAGTATTTCTCCACAGTTATTGTAAATACTTATTTATTTATACGTATTATTAACTTGACTTTGTAAAAGTTTCGTACAAAAACTCTGCGAATATTTCTTGAGTCTTTTCGCCAGGATGACCATACTCTTTCATGTCATCAATATCTCTACATATAGAGTATAGATCTCTACCTCTACCCATACCAACACGACTAGTTGTTTTTAAAGACCCTATAGAATCTAACAACCATTTTTTGTAATCGGGCGTAGAATCTATACGAAGTTCGGTTTCGCGAATTTTTTTAGATGCATCGTCTGGGTGTTGGTCTGTCAATATGGACATAACGTTAGACCAGTTTCTTTTATGGAACACTCCCTGAATTAATTGTATCCCTGCGGCATCGCATATTAATTCTAAAGCTTTCATCTTACTGATAGTGTGCATGATGTCCGTCTTCGAGTCGTATGCAGTATTAAACCAATGCTTTATCGCGACTCTTTTTTCTGGACTGTATATCAGTTCGGTGCGCAACTGAGAGAATTGTGTAGTGTCAGTTTGACGACCTATCTTGACATCCCGGCCGGTTGGCATATATTCAACAAGTTCTGAACGTTGCCAAGCAGACCACACGACAACCATGTGGGTAATCTTGTTAGGGTTTTGATGCAGAAAATCCGTGACCTCACGAAATATCTTTTCGTTACATGCGCCACAGACACCACGGTTCTCGTATTCTAGACCCATCTTCCTAGAGAGTATTGAGGTGAAGGTAAGTTCCCAGTGAGTAGGTGGGTCTTGATCAAACCCCTCTAACTCGTCACCCCAGACAAAACTACATCCCGCAGTCAACAACATTACTTGAAGAGCTCCTCGTAGAGTTCAAACACTTCACCAGATTCTGTACGTTGTTCTTCAAGATTTTGTTTGTGATAAATGGTTGCGAGTTTACGGAAGTGTTTCTTATCTACTTCGTACTTCTCGTTGGTGACATCCACGATGTCTTTCATCAAATCTTTCTCAGCATCGATACGCAACATACTGTCAGACATTTCTCGAATCGCGTCTGCGACTTTCTTTTTATCTTCCGGACTCATTATGCACCTACCAACTTTATTCCACTAGTTGCTTCTGACCACGCGTCTGCAAAGTCACTACTTGTTTCTGTGCACAGTACGTACTGTTGGAAAGAAACCTTATCTGGATTCTCTTTACTTGTCATACAGACACCACGGGCAAACCCAATACCTTGTTCACCATGAATCAACATGCGCGGGTCTTTCAAAGTAACTGTACCATTACTATTCATTCCTTCTAGACGACCGACATACTCACCACTTACTGTAACTACAGTTACGATATCATTATTTTTCATTCTTCACTCTCAATTTCATCAATTAACATATCACGCATTGCTCTCGCTTGCGCGTCTTCGGGGTTATCTATACTACCATTATTTACAAACTTGTATGCTAGTGTAATGCGTTGACATCCCGCATAGGCGGCGTGCCAACAGTGTAAATCCTCTTCGTGTCCCGCACCAAAATAATAGTGTCGACATTGCCAGCCCGGCACGTCTTGTATTTTGGTTATTTTGTCAGTCTTCTTATTATAGTACTCGAAGTATCCGTCTCCGGTCTCAGACCACGTGAATAAGACTTGGTACGCATTCGCATCATAATTAGTGTGCCAACCAACAAACCCACCGGGCGGGTAATAAGAAAGCAATGCAGAAGTATGAGCACCAAGTTCCGATGCAAAGTCATACTTGACCTTCTGCATAAATCCACCCCACATTTCCTTATCTTCTCGTACCATCTTGGATATGGGTTGTGCAAAGTATCTATCTGGTGGGCCCACTAACACAGGGTATCTGGACAGACAGTCGTCGAGGTACTCACGGGAAGTATAGTACTCCCCCTTATGAATATCTTCGTACTCGTGATACGTCCAATACTTCTCATCATCATATGAGGGTTTAGAGAGCATCTCATCAGAAAAGCTATTAAGAATACTTAACAGTTCCTTATTTCGAATAGTCACCTCACTCATACTTAAATATCATCTCCATCCATAAATCTTTCGTTTGCTTTCTTTAAATCTTCGTCGGTAAGAACACCCATATCCAAGAGGTAAGTGACCGCTGCGTTAATCCCTTCTTGCCTTCCCATTCTCTTGCCTATCACATTAGCGATAAACATTACAACTAACACAAATGCAGTATGTGCGAGTGGATCCATTATGGACTCCTTATAAAGTGAAGCCGTCAAAGTTCATCTTCTCAGAAGACATTCGTTGGCCGGAGTTAGATTTATCAAATACTGGGCCATCATCTACTTCTTTATTTAGTGGTGAATTGTTTTGGTCGACATCAAACAAACGCATTTTGCTTCGGTCGATACCCACGACGAATCTTTGATTCATGCCGGGGTCGTTGTATCGATTCTTCAACTGTTTCACTAATATCTGACCATTCGCATTCAGTTCATCATTACTAATAAGGGCGAACATCAAGTCAGCAGTCGCTGGTAGACCGAATGATTCAGAGGTGTCTTCCAGTCCAACATCATCATTAGAATAACCAGAGCGAGTTGTCTGTGTTGCGGACACCACCGGAACGTCAAACTCGACAGCAAGACCTCGCAGTTCTTCTGCAATAGACTTAATATATGTATATGAGTTGATTGCACCGCCCATAGACTTCATTCTAGAAGACGAACAGATGTTCAGGTAATCGATAAAGATGATATCCGGTATGAACTTCTTCTTCAACTTTAATTCGTTTAGAAGGGCACGGAAGTGGTTTGAGTGCGCACTACCAGTTGGGTATTCCTTAATAATAAGTTTACCAGTAGTTTTATCAGCAACCTTCTTAACACGATCTGTAAACATATCTTTACTGAGATGTTCTAACTGGTCGATGGGGACGTTCAGTAAGTTAGCATCGATTCTTTCTGCGATGCGTTCTTCAGACATCTCTAGAGTAATATACAGAACATTCTTATTCTGACTCATTGCAGCTGCGGCAGCGTGACACATGAACAATGATTTACCAACACCAGTTCCCGCAAGAGCTATGTTCAGGGTCTTGTTGGGTAATCCACCTTTAGTGATACGGTTGAAATAATCCAAGTCCCATGGCAGTCTCTCCTCATCCATGTTGTAGAAGTCCCAACGAGAATCTACATTCTCCAAATAGTCGTGACCAATATTTGTATCGAACGTCACGGACAATGCTTTTGATAATACGTCGGGAATCGCGTTCTTGGATAACTCTTGATGTTTACCGTCAATGATAGAGATAGACTCCATCACTGCGTTGAATACCGCCCGGTCTTGACACCACTTCTCAGTGCGCTCTACCAACCACGTCAAATCTTCTTCGATATAGTTGAAGATGTCAGGGAGGATATCCATAGTGTGACGATAGTGTTCGTCGGACATTCTGTCTTCAGCATCTATCTCAATCTTGAGAGCTTCTTTAGAAGGAAGATTATTATACTTCGCGATATATGCAGTGAACTCTTCGAAGATACTTTTGTACGTACCCTCAAAGTATTCAGGAGAGAGGAAGGGGGCGACCTTCCTCATATAGGTATCGTTAGTCAGTAGATTCCGTAGAATCGTCTGCTGTAGATTGATGTCCGTCATTTGAATCCTTCTTATGTATTGAACCAGTTTCTATTGCTGCTTCCAAGATATCCCCTAATACTTCACTGGCAAACTCTTGTAGGTCAACATTGTCTATATTATACACACTTGGTTCGTCTGTGTCAACCACATCGAAGGAAAAACTTATATTGTTTTCTTCACCGTTGATTCGAACATTGTTATAACGGATTGTAACATCATTGTAAGGGGCACGTAACAAATCAACGTTCCACCCGTCAACACCTTCCACAATAACAGGAACTAATTTATAGTCTAAGTTCTCTGACGGTTTATCTAAATCTAGTTCTTTCATTATACCACTTCCTCAAGGATAGCTTCAGGATTAATTTCGCTTTGATATCCTATCTGATAAGTCTTCTGTAGGAATGTAGCAAAGTCACTTGTTTCAAAAATAGGTGCCCAGAACTCATTGGACAAAGTGTCCTTGGTACGGAACTTCTTGTCCTCGGCTTCAGTACCATGACAACGAGAGTACCAACCATTACTTGGTTTGATAACATATCCACCCGCCAATGCGACTTCGAGCAGACCAGAGTTCTTCTCAACACCACCATCCCAAGATACAGAGATTGGAATCTTGGACTTCTCTTTCACATAACGAGATTTCTCAATGTTAATTACAAAATCATAACCAGTAACTTCTGTACCAGTCTTGTTCTGTCGACGACCGATAATCCAGATATTGTCGGCAGAGTAATAGATACCAGTACCACCACTTACAACATCTTTTGGAAACAGACCAATCTCTTTATAAGTGTGATTGATTGCTAACATCGGGATGTTCTTCATTGCAAGATATGGAGTCGCCATACGGAACAGACCCTTCAGTGCTTTCGCACGTGACATATCCGCAACACCTTTTTCAGACAATGCATCGTCAAGTTCTTTCTTAGACGCAAGGTTACCGATTGAGTCAATAACAACGATAACGTCATCATCACGTTCCAACTCTTCTAGTTGAGATATCAAATCAAACTTCAGGTCTTCCACGTGTTTGATAGGCGTATGCAGTACCCGACTCGTGTCAATACCAAACTGTTCAAAATATGATTGTGGAGAACCAAACTCGGAATCATAGAATAACATGACCGCATCTGGTTTTGCGTTTAGGTATGCACCCGCCATCAATAATGCGAAGGAAGTTTTAAAATGTTTTGATGG